AAACGGAGGGCGTGCCCCCCACTCCTTGTTTTCTTTTCAAAGCTCATTCCAAAATTGTCTCGTGTCTGGCTGAGGATGATTAGGATGCTTCCGGTTTCCCGGAGGCCGTTCAGGACTTTCCTCAAGCCTTCTGAATTCTTCTTAGCCTTCCCATCACCATAGGACCCGGGTGTTTCTTTACCTTTGTAGTAAGCATCTTTGTTCTGGTCAAACTTCTCTCCTTCAAACTCAGAGGACAGACCATCCATCGAGTCTAAGACATATATGAATGGCTCCCCCTCTTTCAAAGCATCATCCAGATGGTAGTAGAATTCTTCAACAGTGTAACTGAAGACCGGGCTTCCATCCTCTGCTTTTGCGGGAAACTCCAGCCGTTCCGCTACAGCCTTTCCAAACAGGTTCTCCACATCCATCAAGCACCCATCCTCAACATTATCATATATCAGACGGTAGTTTTGGAAGTACTTATTGGACATAGCCTCGGCAAAGCAGGTCATGGATAGGAATGTTTTCCCGGAGGCACTATCTCCCACCAGAAAGTAGTATTTCCCTTTGAGGAACCCGCCAAAGGGATTGTCACTACAAGCAAGATTGAGCAAGGTAGAGCCGGTGGACAACAAGTCTCTCCGGCTAATCCTGTTGTTTTCTACTTTGTCTGTATCAGCAGAGGTTTCTATATCCTCAGCCACCGACTTTTTCTTTTCTACTTTCTCTTTTCCCATTTAATAAAAAGAGAGGGGAGGTTATTAGCCTCCCCATCCTCCAAACTGAGGGTTAATTACTCTGAAGCCTCTTCGCAGTTATTCCAGTATGGACAATCGTCACACTCGTCATACTGGTCCACCTGCCCGAATTTTCCTCCCTTTACAGGGCATTTGTGGTCTGACTTCTTCTCTCCGTCTTTTCCTTTGTCCTTCTTTGAGGAGGGCTTTTCATCATCATCCTCCTCATCCTCATCATCCTCCTCATCCTCATCATCCTCCTCATCCTCATCCTCTTTGGGTTTGGACTTGGGTTTTTCCTCCTTGTCTTCTTTGTCATCCCCGTCCTCCTCCTCAGTTTCTTGGAAGAACATGGACTTGAGTTTGTCGTAAGGAAGAATGATGAGGGCTTCATCCAGACAAATCACTTTGTCAAGGATTTCATCCTCGTCCATCTCCTCGCGAGGGCGGAAGTCAATTTTGGTTGCTTGGAGAAACTTCTTGCCATTGAACTTCTCTTCTGAGAAGCGGACACGCAACGTCCGGCCATCTTTGTTAACGTCAAAGAAGGCCAGATTTTCCTCATTGTCTGGGTCCTTGAGTTCTTCCTCAAGTTTGGTAGCAAACTTTCCCCGACTCATGATGAACAGGGAAGTTTTGCTGGCATCTTCCGGGTTGAGGATGTTGTAAGCGATGAACTTCTGTGTGCTGAGTTGTTTAATTTGCTCCTCGTTTCCCTCAGCATCCTCTTTGACCACCCTGTTTTTCTCCTCGCAAATGGGGCAGAGCTTCCCCGCACTCTGTGGGCATACAACAGAGAAGTTGTTGGCTCCAACCCCGTGATGGACAGCGAATGGGAGTTTGTACCACAGGCACCCTTGTTCCACATCATCCGGGTGGTTCTTGGATTTGACTTCGTAGGGAACAAAGTCAATGGCATACTTTCCGGCATCCTCTGGTGACCACCGGGTTACGCCTTCCTTCGGCTGAAACCAGTCAGAACCACCCTGGCTTCCCTTTTCAGCATTCTCACGCACCTTCTCCTTGCTAATCCTTTTTCTTTTGTTCATTGTTACTTCTCCTTTCATGGATTGTTCTGAGTATACCTCTGGTGACGACACGTGCCGCCACATACAGCCAAATGATTATCAGGAGAGCAATGCTAACAGAGACTATTCCCCAACGAAACCATATCATAGAGATTGCCCCCTTTTCCTTGTGTGGGATTTCTGAAGATTATTCACATCAGTGGAAATAGTTTCCCGATGTTCCTTATAGTCAGCTATCAAGTCATGAGGAACACTGGGACCTGCGAAGTACTGTTGGCCATGAAGTTTTACCATCTCCTCCAGCATCTTCCTTTTGGTTTCCATAGTGTTCACAGCGGCTTCCAACAGCCGAGATTTCTTTCTTGCTTGGTTGTAATCCTCTACGACTTTCTTGTATTTAGGGTGACAGAGCACAGCGGCTTTGACTGAATTGTCAGTGGTCTTCACCAGCCCAAAGTCATCCGGGTTCGTGCGACATTCCAATTCCAAACAGGCTTGTACTATCTCAATTTGAAGTTTGGCTTGCTCTACCTCAAACTGGACTTCCACAGCTTCCTCAGCATAGTGAAAAAATCTTTCTGGCTGTTGAATGCATTCCATGTCCAGTCTGGTTGGGTCGATTTCTCGGTCCTTTTGGAATTGGGTCTTGTCCATTGCCTAACATCCTCCTACTAATATATCGGTTTTTCTCAGGCAAACACAGCCTCAAAACAAGCCCGAATCAAGCCGGCATTCTTGGAATCGTAGAAATTGTTCTCAAAAGCACAGATGATTTTGTAAGCCATCGGGTCTTTGTGTCCCAGTAAAACAGACCGGGCATACCCCAAAACAGCATATCTAACCTGTTCCGGGTCCCCTTTGAGGTTCTTGAGAATTGCTGTTATTTGCTCCCAGGACTTTTTGGCAAACAAAGCCCTGCAAAGGTCAATAGCTTCATTCTCCTCTGCCAGCTTCTGTTGGATAGCTTCTGTCTGTTCTTCTGGTTTGAGGTTGAGTATCTTGTCTAGAAGTACCAAGGCCGTGCGTGCGGAGCCTTGTGCCCCAATAACAATATCCTCCCTTATGTCCTCGCTGATTTGAACGTTCTCCCGTTTGCAGATTTTGTTTACAAGGCTTTCCAACTCATCATGTGTCAGGAGCCGGACGGGCATTTCACAGCACCGGGTGAGAATGGTTTTCATCAGTTTCCGAGGGTCCGTGGTACACAGGAAGAAATACACATGAGATGGGGTGTCTTCCAAAATCTTCAATGCAGCATTCTGTCCATCCTTACTTAGTTGATGGACTTCATCCAACAACCATATTCTGACTTTTCCTCCGGTAGGAGATAAGTGCATTAGGTAGGATATTTCTCGAATAGTATCAATCCCCCGAAAGTCTGAGCAGTTTATTTCCTTGAAGTCCATGTCATGGCAATCCAGCCGGTCTTTGAGTATCCGGGCTAAGGTAGTCTTACCGCAACCAGAGGGCCCATGGAACAGGAGGGTGTGCGGAAGTGTACCTTTTGCCAGCATATTCTCCAATGCCGCCACGGTAGTTTCAGCACCAATCATCTTATTCAAGGCTCTTGGCCGGTGCTTCTTGTACAATTCTGTTGTCATGTTTTTTCCTCAATCTCAATGCCAATTGCTTTCCTACCCAATTGCTTAGCACACATCAAGGTTGTCCCACCCCGGTCATAGTATGGTTTTGATTTGTTCATACAATTTTCATTTCCTTCTTTTCATACCAGTTTCCATTCACTGGTGTGACTTCAGCCTCTATGTCAATAGGAACATTTATCCAGTCCCATTCATCCTTCAATTCATCCACCATCACATGGTGGGACAAAGCCAGATAGTCTTTCAACTCCTCATCCACCACATCTCCTATTATAGAATCGTGTATTTGTCCCACAATCAGGGACTTCATGTGGTTCTTCTTCAACTCCTTATTGAGCCGGATGAGGGCAAATAATAAGCAATGGAAGGCAGAACCTTGAACAGGATAGTTAATAATTTCATTCCTCTTCATCATCCCCTGACAGATGAATCCGGTCTTGGTTAGCATCCATCCTTTCTTCCGGTATTCCTCCAGCCATTTCTTCCTCCACCGATTGTAGACTGGAAATTTGTCATTCCAAAAGGAGAGTTCAACTTTTTGTATATGATATTCCATTGTTCCAAGGCGGGGTTTTTCCTTGGGGTTCAAATCTCCAAGTTCAGCTATCCCTTTTTTGTGGAGGTATTCCCGCAAACTCAAGCCGTTTCGAGTATGAAGTTTCATTGTGTCAATTGCTTCCCAGAGGTTCCGGGCACAGTCAATATACCAATCCCCGTAGAATTGAGGGAACACAAAGCAGTTCTTTCCACAGTAGCGAATATCCTTAGCACGTTTCACTTCTTCTTTGTCATCCTTGTTGCTGGGGGTCAATTCGGACAGGGGTAGCTTATAACATTCCATCGCCATATCCCGGTGCATGTCCTTTGACGAGTCATTCAGATATTCAATCATAGTTGGGTCTTGGTGATAACAGGTAGCCACCCTAATCTCTATACCATTATAGTCAGCCTCAACCAATCGGTGTCCCGGGCGGGCTATGAAGGCTCTGCGAATGAGTTTGCTAATTTTGGCTTGTCGGACAGGGATGTTTTGGAAATTGGGGGAATCGGAGGAACTGCGGAAGGTTTGTACAAGATGAAGATTAAAAAAGGGATGAAGAAAGCCATCCACAGTTTCCTTCTTGATACCCATGAGATTGGTTTGGAGGCTCTTTTGGTATTTCTTGATTTGAAGATACTCCTGAACAAAGGGATGATCTATAGTGCTTAGGGTTTTCTCATCTGTTTTGTACTTCTCTCCGTCTGTTTTGGAAGGACATTCATACTTCATAATATCAAACAGTACATGGCCAAGCTGGTCATGTGAGTTGATATTGGTTCTGTCTTTGTATTCCTGTTTCCAAATCTTCATCACTTCTGAGTTTTGTAGACCCCGGTACAAATGTCTGATACGATGTCTCATCCCCCTAATGCTCTTGTTCAGATATTCTGTATCAATCCGAATACCATTGGCTTCTATTTCTGCTAAGGTTATGGCACCCTGATGAAGCAGTTCAAAGGCTTCTTTGGTGTAAGGTAACATCTCCATAGTCATTCTTCTCCTGTAATTTCAAACAATGTTTTCAGTTCCTCCATCCATTCCTATGCCATATAATGGGTTAGTGATGACAGCATCAATACTGTTGTCTGGAAGTTTTTTCATAACTTTCAGACAATCCACACAGTGGACTTTTCCAAACTCAAACTTTTTCATCAGTCACAATCCATTATCTTTTTCTGAACCTCATATACCTGAAACTCTAACAGTGAATCAAGCCCATTGTACATCAGCAGGTCCCGCCTATCTATCTCGTGAATTCTGTTGAGTTCATTAGACGATTTTGAGGACAGAAAATCCTCTATGTGACTGTTGTAATCAGAAATTCCCAAGTGTATGAAGGCTTGGAACTTTACTGAGGTGATTTCCGGGCGGTTATCCAAAAGGTGGGCTGTCAACATAGTGTCCCACATCCACCCAGTTACAGGGTGTCCCAATTTTACCCGGGTCCACCGTTCCTCAAACTTCAAGTTGCTAGCTATCTTCTTCAGGTCCCCCGACATGAGTATCTTAGACAACAGCCGGTGTGTTCCCGGTGTAGCATTTATAGCAAAGGTATCTTCCCCTTCAAAACAAAAGGAACACGTGACTATGTGTTGCTCCTGACGTTCAGGTTTCAGGCCTGTTGTCTCGTAGTCAAAGGCCATCCGTCCTTTTTTGTGTAACAAATCCCGTAAGCGGCTCTTAGCTGGATGTTCTTCTTGAATGATTTCTATCCGGGACTTCAGCTGTTCCAGTGTAGGATAATCCCGTGGTTCCTTTTCCATTCCAAGGGCTTCTCTCACTTGGTTCCTGATAATGAGTTCCAGCAACTCATCCTCATTCATTCTCAGGAGGTAGGAGGGGTGGTAAGTAGGACACACCCATGCATTGTATTCTAGCATGGGGATTCGCCATCCTACCCAACGAGACAAGGACCCCATGTCCTTCCTCCAGTAAGGGCCAATCACACTGTCTACGGCACCCTTCCCCAGCAGGATGATGGTTTTAGGCTGGAGTTCCCTGATGGTGTTTAGAAGATTAGGACGGCAACACTCTATGTACTTGCTATCCATCTCATTTCCCGGTGGGCGACAGATGACAACGTTTGTTTTCCAGCAATCATCCAGGTCCCACTTTAGCTTTCCCAGAATGCGGCGGAAACACTGCCCAGCCTTTCCTATCAGTTGCTCCCCCTGTCTATCTTCAGTCTCTCCCGGAGCCTCCGCTATAAACAGTATCTTGTGTTTTCCTTTGCCAGTAGGAGGCATTTTGGGACTGTAGCACTTCTTATACAGACCACACTGCCCACATCTAGCTATGGTGGGC